TTTGCGGGGACTAGCCTACGCAAAGACATATCAGACTTCGCCGCGCGTGTTCGTCTGTATCACAACAAGCATACATTGCCTTGGGCAGACAAGGGTGAGCGTATGTTGCCGACCAAGTTGTTCATGGAATACAAGCAGACCATGAATGGGTTCGAGCAGACATTCAACATGATGTGCACCAACTTCTTTGTTGAGTATCCACGTCTTGTGATAGATGCACCTAACAACCTAGGCAGTATGTATAAAGCAGAAGACTACCCCGAGGTAGAAGAGGTGCGCTTGAAGTTTGGCTTCAGACGCACAGTCAAGCCCGTGCCTGAGGCGGGTGACTTTCGCTTGGACATACCCGCGTATGACCTAGATGAGATGCGAGCTGAGTTCGAGAAGCAACATGAGACTAAGTTAGCCGAGGCTATGCGTGAGCCGTGGGAGCGTCTGCATAAGACGCTAGTAGGAATGTCAGAGAAGTTGACTGATATTGAGGGCGATGATTCCAAGAAGCGTTACCACGACACACTTATCTCTAACCCCATAGAGTTGTGTGGACTGCTAACTAAACTGAATGTGACCAACGACCCAAAGTTAGAGGAAGCACGACGCCAACTAGAACTAACAATGTTAGGGGCAGACATAGAGAGTATTAAAGAAGATGCAGACTCACGAAGCGCATTGAAGTCCAAGGTAGATGCTATCTTAGGTAAGTTCGATTGGTAATTAAACAAAGGAAATGATATGAGTGAATCACAAGGAGTTAGTATGAATCTATTTGCATTGAGCAATGTAGAGTTGCATCCCGATGTATCTAAGAAGTTGGGTCAGGAGTCGATAGGTGACCCGCCTACGGATATGTGCAGACTGGTAATGAATCTAGCGATGGCGAATCCATTGTGGCGGTTCGTCGTTACTGATACGCAAGGTCATCACAAGCCCGTGGGGTTCAGTGTGATTGATAGTGGTGAGACTATTGGCAAGATTGGTAGACAGTATTACCGAGGTGACTTCAAACTATCGCTTACCAACGACCGCATTAGTGATAAGAGAGAACGCACAGAGTCATACCGCACAGGAGATGTGGACAAGGCGGTGCTCATGGCGAAGAAGATGTTCTTTCGTCTCAAGCCCAACGAGCGTATAGATAAGGCGTATGACAAGGCGAAGCAAGTGATGAACAACCAAGCGCACGAGAAAAGTAGAGAGCATCGCTACTCCGAGAGGGATACGCAGAACTCCGCGCAAGAATTTATTATGGGTAGTGGCTTTCACTTGTTCTTAGCGCATGTAAACGGACTACCTGAAGCAGAAAAGAAGCCCATGCTAAAGAAGATGGAGCAGACCAAGAAGTTCAGAGATGACATGTTGACTATCGAATCAATCCGTGAAAGGTTTGGTGATAACAAAGCCGCACTTGTCATCAAGGATGAGGGTAAATACTTGGTAAAGATTGGACAAGATGTGCAACTTTACGATGATAATACGCTCCCCGTAGAGATGCGAGGAAAGCTAGGTATGTTGAAGTTAGTTGAAGCCGAGCACTTTGTATCGGACATAGGGTGTCGTATCAACGACGAAATCTTTGTAGTATTAACAGAAGGGGCATAACAATGTTAGACAACAACCACACAACAGAAATCTATTCACGAACGCTTAGGACTACTGAGCCATACCTAACGATTGAGGGCCCCTACAAAGGGCACAGCGACTTCTCGGTATTGCTTGCGCTGATAGCGGTAATCGGTATGGTGTCAGTGTTCTTATGGAGATACATGTAATGACTCCGAACATTCTCGAGATGATGAAAGCCAAATTCAGTATGGGTTCAGTGATGGACTACACATGGATTGACTTGGGTAAGTTCGATTGGATGAGCGACGAAGAATTCAACAGAGTTGCGGATACTGTGCCCGAGTTGTTAGGTTCAGAGCCTAGTGAAGTAATGCTACCTTTTGAGAGCGTAGGTTTTGTGCGCACAACATCTGACGATACAGTGCTTGGTCTAACTATACAAAGGGAAGTGGATTCCATAGTTGCGGTATTACGCACAAAGCATGGAGATATAGGTAGCCTACTAACTAAAGGTGGTAAAACATTCTTTATGCCACAGGGTCAACGCAGTCCCGAAAATATTGTGAAAGCGATGCTAGAGCAGAACTTGGTTACTAAGGAAGTTCTTTCTAAGTATGAAAATGCTACTGAGTTTCTTGCAATATCTTGGGGGGCGATGATTACCCAACAGTATATAGAGTATATGCGTCGAGTTATGGATAAGGAGAAATATGTAAAGGCGTATAGACCTAGACCATCCGCATCCAATGCTAAGCGTATACGCAAAGGCAAACGCCCCATTTTCGAATGGAGGGTGATAGACGTAACCGCTAAGGTAGAAGATGCAGAGCCCACAACATCACATGGCACACATGCTAGTCCGCGTAGACACAAGCGACGGGGTCACTATCGTCACTACATGGATGGGCGTAAGGTGTGGATAAAAGAAATGATGGTTGGGCGAATCGAGTTTGGATATATACATCACAGTTATGAAGCAAAGGAGGCTAACAAATGCTAGAAACAATCGCATGGGCAGTCATGTTGATGTGCCTTGGAGGTGTCGTAGTAGTAATAGTTGCAGTAGCAATCGTGATGCTTTGTAGGGAGGATTTATGAATGACTTTTTTTGGGGCGCAGGTATAAGCGCAGTAAGTTGGGTAGTGGGTAGTTTTGTCGTAGGGTTCGTGGAGAAGCGCAAGAGCAACAGAAACAACGAGATACGAGAGAAGTTAATGTATCAGTCTCCACAAATAACCCCCAGTAGTAGTTACGGCAAGGTAGAGCCACAAGTGCGAGTTGGCATGATGAGCGCATTGAACGGCAGACTGTTAGAGGTTGCAACTAGCAAAGTAAACAAACACGGGGACAGAGACTTTGTAGTCGAGCACTACATCATTGACGAGACGAAGCCGTTGTCGGAGGAGATTGCGGTGGTGATGCTTATGAAAGGACTAGAGAAATGAAAAAAGATGAAATGATTACGCTACTGCGTAGCGTTAATTGTGATGAGAACACTGTGACTGCTATGACAAACGCATACGAGTTAGGGTTTGACTATGGGAGTAAGGCGTATGAACACCTGACCGAAGTAGTTGAATGTGCGGTAGAGGTAGTTCAACAGATTGGCGTTGATGATATAGATGGCGCAAAAGAAGTTATTAAAGATTTTTGGTCTGCGATGGAAGGCTTGAGGGGTATGGAATGAGCACCGACCAAGAATACTGGGATGCGTGTCTGATAAAGACATGGCGCAATGATGGATGCTTTTTGGACGCATTGCAAATGTTTAAAAGCATTACGGGGCGTTTAGTGTTTGGTAGAGAAGAACCACTACTGCGCACCCCTCTAGAAGGCGTCCCCCTAAAAATACGAGTGCGTCCGTATGTTGCACAACATTTAGAGAAGATAAGCAGACGACTGTGGGACTACGCACCTGAGCATGATGTAGCCCTACTAAAGAAGTTGCAAACCTCTAAATACACAACAACCGAGCAAGCCACTAATCCCGACAAAGAGATGAACAACGAGAGAAATAGAACCTTGACCAACAGAAAGCGAATGGCTATGAATTCCTTGCAACGCTCAGTTAGAAACCAAGCGACAGATTGGGGAGTGACTAAGGGCGCAGTGAGGATAAGAAGGAGATGAAGTGCCCGACATGCGGTGCATGGACACTAGTAAAGCAAACAACAACATCGCCCACATTTGGGCACATACGAAGGAGAGAATGTGCAAACGAACATAGATTTACAACCAAAGAAGTCGCTATCCCGCAAGAGGAAATCGACGAAGAGAGACGAAACCATCTCGCTAATAATAAAAAACGACTGGAATCCATTCGAGCGAGCCGACCCAAAAGTGTTAGAAAAAGTAAAGCGAAGATTTATTAAGAATGATTTTAAGGATGCACTGCTATGACAACAGGAATTGAAGAGTTAAAACCAATAACAAAACGCAAGGGTAGGGGTCTTGGTAAGAAGCCCGCACTCTATTGCACGAGCTTGCGTCTACCAAAGGATGTGATGGATTACTTCAACACAAACTATGCGTATACAAAGCAAGCCAAGATGAGAGAAGTTCTTACTGAATTCGTTAAACAACAAACCAACAGGAGTTAACACATGGCTACAGCCACAAAACCAAACAAGTCACAACAAATCCGTGCCTACATTGCTAAGCACCCGACTGCGAAAGCACGAGAGGTAGCAGACGCACTGAAGCTGATACCGCAGTATGTGCATCAGGTAGTCCACAAAATGAAGGGTGATGCCAAGATACCTACCGCAGTAGATACAGTCACGCAGATAACACCCGAGCGCATGAAAGAGTTAGTGCATCAACACACGAAACCTAAAAAGCGTATGCAGAGTTCGGCCGAACTAGCGTTCAGAATGGGTCAAGCCATAGCAAAGGAACGCATGGAACGCATCGTTGAAACACATCACACCGACATGGTCAATCATCCTCCGCATTACAAAGCAGGCGGAATAGAGACTATCGACTTCATCGAGGCGAAAGGCTTAGACTATCACCTTGGCAATGTTGTGAAATACATAACAAGAGCCGACCACAAGGGCAACAAGTTGGAAGACTTGAAGAAGGCACAGTGGTATCTCAATCGTGCGATTGAAAAGCTGAACTAATCTAAGGGGGTATCATAAATTGGAGGATGACCTAGCCGATAGATGTGACGGTGTCTTTCTCAAGCAGAGTCCCCCTTGAGATTTCACTCTGCTTGAACCTTTAGCGTGACGGGGGGCACGTAATCTATCAACCCCCCAACCCCCCTAACATTGTTAGGGTATATCCTAGCCACCTATCGGTGGCTTTTTTATTGTCCGTAGTTGACAAAGTCAAATCACTGTGTTAGACTGACCGCTTGAAAACAAATTCGAGGGTTAGATGGCACAAACTCCTGAGGCCAAGGTCAAGGCCAAAATCAAAGCAATCCTTAAAGCACACGGGGCTTACTACGCTATGCCGATTGGCACAGGGTTAGGCAATAGCGGTGTGCCCGACTTCCTTGTGTGTCACGACGGATGCTTCTTAGGCATCGAAGCCAAGGCGGGTAAGGGTGTACCTACTGCTCTACAAGAAAAGAACCTACGAGAAATCGACAAAGCTGGCGGTTGGACGCTTGTGATTAACGAAGAATCCCTAGAGAACAAGATTCTGGAAGCAATACTAAACAACATGGAAGGCAGGATGTGAGCATGAACGAAGAGTTTAACGACGGCGTAAAGATAGCCATAGCACGGATGGAGAGCAACCCCGAGGAATTCTTTGAGCCCACGCCTGACGGCAAGTGGAGTTGGCTATACAAAGCAGAAGTGCGTGAGGTGCTAACCGAAGAAGAAAAGGTAGCCGTGCACAGCGCACTCAAGAAGGTGCGTCGCTTAGAGATTACGCATAGGGCTATGAAAGCAGTGCTACCTGAGTTGGAAGAGTCACTCGACCCACAACTATTGCAACCCCCAATAGGCAAGGACGGCAGATACAAATACGGCATTACGCATTTGAACAAAACAGGGACACTAAGTGGGACAGGGGCACACCTCGCACAGCAAGCAGAAGCATGGCGCAAAGCAGGTGGGCATAAATGAACATCCTCACAATCGACTTTGAAACCTACTACTCTGCCGACCTAGGTTTCGCCAAGCAGACCACTGAGGAGTATGTGCGGGATCAGCGCTTTGAAGTTATCGGTGTTTCAATACAAGTAAACGATGGTGAACCAGCATGGTTTAGCGGAAGCCGTGAGGACATGCACCAGTTCCTAGACCAATTTGATTGGGACAATTCTCTTGCCCTAGCCCACAACGCAATGTTCGATGGGGCAATTTTGAACTGGGTCTACGGCATCAAACCCAAGGGTTGGCTTGACACTCTCTCGATGGGGCGTGCATTGCACGGTACTGAGGTGGGCGGTAGCCTCAAAGTATTAGCTACGCACTACGATGTTGGCATAAAGGGCACAGAGGTAGAGGATGCCAAGGGCCTGCGCCGTGAGGACTTTACTCCTACGCATCTAGCCACTTATGGGGAGTATTGCAAGAACGACGTTAAGCTTACCTACTCCATATTCTTGCTTATGAGTAACGACTTCCCCGCAGCGGAGTTACGTTTAATTGACCTAACCATCCGTATGTTCACTGAACCTACGCTCGAGTTGGATGGGGACTTGCTTGATGAGCACCTACTCCTGATTCAGTCCACAAAGATAAAACTACTTGCCCATTACGAGAAAGAAGACTTGATGAGCAACCCCAAGTTTGCTCAGTTACTTTTTGCGAATGGCGTTGTGCCCCCGATGAAGAAGAGCCCCACTACAGGCAAAGAAACCTATGCCTTTGCTAAGACAGACGAAGGGTTCAAAGAGTTACTTGACCATATAAACCCAGTTGTACAAACATTAGCCACAGCGCGGTTGGGTATGAAGTCTACGATTGAAGAGACACGGACAGAGCGATTCATTGGTATTGCTAACAGAGGCACAATGCCCGTCCCGCTTAGATATTACGCGGCGCATACTGGACGATGGGGTGGAGACGACAAACTAAACCTACAAAACTTACCGAGGGGGTCAATGCTTAAGAGGGCGATCAGAGCCCCACAAGGCTACATGATGATTGACTCAGACTCATCACAGATTGAAGCCCGCACATTGGCATGGTTAGCGGGGCAAGACGACTTAGTAAAGGCATTTGAAGATGGTGAAGACGTATACAAGATCATGGCATCGGCTATTTATGGCAAGAGAATCGAAGAGATTACAAAGGACGAGCGCTTTGTCGGTAAAACGACGATTCTTGGAGCAGGCTACGGCATGGGGGCGACAAAGTTTCAAGCGCAACTTAAAAATTTTGGTGTTGAAGTTGAGATTGAAGAGGCACAGCGAATTATCAATACGTACCGAAATACATATCCGAAAATTACTCAACTATGGAAAGATGCGGGCACTGCGCTCAAAGCCATACTTCAGAAGCAACACACGACGCTAGGCCGAGATGGTGTATTGCAGATTGAGGGCGAGGATGGTATTCGCTTACCAAACGGGTTATATATTCGCTACCCCAACTTGCGTTTGTACGAGAGCGAAGAGGGCAAAGCTGAAATTGTGTACGACACCAAAAAGGGCAAACAAGTCATACCCAATCGAATCTACGGCGGTAAGTTAATCGAGAACGTCTGCCAAGCACTAGCCCGAATCATCATCGGTGAGCAAATGCTCATGGTTGCTAAGAAATATAAAGTAGTAATGACAGTGCATGATGCGATTGCGCTAATTGTCCCGGAGCAGGAAGTTGCGACTGCTGTGGAATACGTAGAGTTATGTATGCGGCTACGCCCCAAGTGGGCACAAGAGTTACCTTTAAACTGTGAGGCGGGATATGGAAAAAGCTACGGCGAGTGTTAAGAAGCGTTGCCCTCATTGCGATGCAAAGATGGTCGAGTATCGGCATGTGTTCAACAAAGGTTTGGCGCATGGGTTGTACGAACTATTCTCAGCAGGAGGGGGCCCCGTTAGTCTGCGTGCTTTGCGTATCACAAGAACACAATGGACTAACTTTCAAAAGCTACGCTACTGGGGTTTGGCTAGTAGAACTAGGGTAGATGGTGAGTGGACACTAACTGCTAAGGGCTTTGCATTTATTACGCAAGGTATAGGGATACCAAAGTGGGCATGGACTTATCGTGGCGACACAGTACGATTTGAAGGCGACACATGTTTCTTCTTGTCGGTACACGAGCCGAAGTATCAGAAGAAAGCCGACTATGCAGATAGCGCAGTAGCGCACGGAGGGTAAGCATGATTCTTAACCAAGGACAAATTGCGGGTGGTTTGGCAGAGGAACTGCTAGAAGTGCTACACAAGTATGACGAGACGCTATACACATCTACTGTGATTGGCGTATTAGAGTTAGTAAAGCGTCAGTTAATTGACGAAGCAATGTGGGGAGAAACAGAAGATGATTGAAGACGATGATGACATCCAAGACTACAAGAAGCCTTGGGTTGGGTTGTCAAACGGAGAAATGATAGAACTTTCAGAAATGAAATTAGGTAGTTGGGATTTGATTCTTGAAGTTGAAGCCTTACTTAAGGATAAGAACACATGACGCTGAGCGAGATACGAAAATACTTTACCGACAAAGGAATCAGTCAGAGGGAAGTTGGCAGGTTCATTGATGTAGATGATAGAACAATACGTCGTTGGTTTTCTGAAGAGGGTAGTTGGCCCAAACTGTTTGAATTAGCGGTAGAAGCTGACATGTTTGATGTTGATTACCGCCCTCTGGAACGTATAAAGAACAGATTGAAATTAAGGAACAAACAATGACACCCGAAGACGAAGCCTTCAACGAGATTGAGCGTAGAAGCAAGGTGAAGCAAGAGATGGTGCGTGCTATGTACGAGCCACACGATTGCCCAAAGTGCCAAGAAAATAAAGAAGCCCGCAATCTATGGCGCAAGTTAGCGTTGGAGTTGTGGGAGAAGTTGAAGAAATGAGAATCCTGTGGAAGTACATCAACAAAAGAACGCGTGATGTTCACTTCTCTTGGAATCGTTGGAGCCGAGGCGATGCCTATGGATTTTGGGAATTTAGATTACCACCTGAGGAAGAAGAATGACACAAGATGAAATCATTGAGATGGCTAAACAGGTGGGTATTCGCGGGCCTGTTATTGACTTTCATAAAAAAGAACTTGAAACTTTTGCCAAATTGGTAGCAGAGAAAGAGCGTGAGCGATTAACTGATGCCGCAATGAAAGCGGCTGAGAAAGCAGTTGATGTAGCAGTTGCTCTTGAACGTGAGGCGTGTGCAAAGTTGTTTGAGTTAACAGATTTGAGCGGACTTAAAAGCGATGTATGGCTTCAAAATTACACAGCAACAATACTTGATGGATACGCCAAAGCAATCAGAGCAAGGGGACAAGCATGAGCATCGTTTGGTCGTTTAGTAGCCTCAAGACATTTCAGCAGTGTCCGCGCAAGTATCACCATACCAAGATACTTAAAGACATCGTTGAGCCTGACACAACAGCTACGTTGTACGGTAAGACTGCACATACTGTGGCAGAGGAATACATCAGGGACGGTAAACCTATACCCCCTGCGTTTGATTACATGAAAGACACACTGGATGTGCTTAACAAATTAGAAGGAGAAAAACTATGCGAGGTAAAACTTGGGTTGACGGAAACCTTAGAGTCCTGCGATTTCGATGCGCCGAATGTGTGGTGGCATGGGGTGGCGGACTTAGTGATTATCAACAAGAACACGGGGATAGCTTACTCGTTGGATTACAAAACAAGCAAGAGTGCGAGATATGCGGATGTGAAACAACTGGACCTAGTAGCCTGTGGACTATTCGCCAAGTTTCCGTATATCAAGAAAATCCGCTCCGGACTAATATTTGTAGTTAGTAAAGAGTTCGTTCGTGCCGATCACCACGCAGAGATGGTGCCCAAGTACATAGAGAAACCAGCACAAGATGTTGCCCGTATCGAGGCAGCACTAAAGAATGGGGTGTGGAACCCTATACAAGGCCCACTGTGCAAATTCTGTGCAGTGAAAACATGTGAGTACAACAGGAGTTAACAATGGAAAATGAACAACTAGACGCAGCCCTCATCCTTGAGGGAGAACTAAAACGACGATGCACCGAAATTGTTGAGCGGGTCGTGGTCAACATGGTGGGCTCAATCATCCATCAGGAACTAAATAAGTACAAAGCCGAGATGATGTTGGAGGTCAGCATTGCAGTTGGCAAAATGTTACAGGTGGTAGAAAATGAGGGGCGCAAACCACTTTGGGAGGCAACCCCCGAGGAGTTTGGTTTGACCCAAGAAGAACTTAACAGCCACAACATTGAAAAGGTGACCCATGCCATACGTGAATAAACCCCGCCCATATAAAAAAGAATACCAACAACAAGTTGCTCGAGGCGAATCCGACGAACGCTTAGAGCGTCAGCGTGCTAGAGAAAACATTGACAAGAAGAACCCTGACCGTGATAAAGATGGTCGTGCAGATGTTAGAGAAGGTAAAGATGTTGCACATCGTATGGCACTATCAAAAGGTGGGTCAAACAAAAACGGTGTGCGCTTAGAGAGCGCATCTGTTAACCGCTCATTCAAGCGTGGGTCAAACCACAAAGTTGTATCAGAAGTAAGCACGAGAGAGCGAAAGAAAAAATGAAATTATCAGAGTATGAGTGGCCCCGTCCTCACGGGTTCACCCCGTTCGATCATCAGAAGACAACATCAGAGTTTTTAGTTAATAACCGCAAAGCGTTCTGCTTCAACGAGCAGGGCACAGGTAAAACGGCATCAGTTATATGGGCAGTTGATTACCTCATGCAGTTAGGGTTAGTGAAGCGAGTGTTAGTGATTTGTCCGCTGTCAATCATGAAGTCCGCATGGCAACAAGACTTGTTCAAGTTTGCCATTCATCGCACCGTGTCGATTGCTTATGGCTCAGCCAAAAAGCGTAAAGAAATTGTTAATGCGGGCAACGAGTTCGTCATCATCAACTTCGACGGTGTAGGCATAGTTAAAAAAGAAGTTATGGATGGTGGCTTTGATTTGGTCGTCGTAGACGAGGCGTCAGCCTACAAGAACAATAAGACTGTGCGGTGGAAAGACCTGCGTGACGTAATGAAAGTCGTCAAGGGTTTATGGATGTTGACCGGAACACCAGCGGCTCAATCTCCTGTGGATGCTTTCGGATTGGCAAAGTTAGTCAACCCAACGGCTGTGCCTATATTTGTATCGCAGTTCAAAGACTTAGTCATGGAGAAGGTTAGCGAGTATCGGTGGATACCACGCCCCGTGGCTAAACAAATTGTGCATAAAGCTCTACAACCCGCGATCAGGTTTGAGAAGAAGGATTGTCTAGACCTACCGCCTGTGACATTCATTGACCGTGATGCTCCGCTAACTCCGCAACAGTTGGTGTATTACAAAAAGCTAAAGCAAGAGATGCTGATTGAGGCCGACGGGGAAGAAATCTCCGCAGTCAATGCTGCCGTAAAAATCAACAAGCTATTACAAATCTCAGGCGGTGCGGTCTATACTGACAATCGTGAAGTCTTAGAGTTTGATGTATCAAGCCGACTCAAGGTGGTGCATGAGGTTATAGATGAGACTAGCAATAAAGTATTGGTGTTCGTACCCTTTACGCATACGATTGAATTGCTACAAAAGTATCTAACTAAGCACGGCATCACTAGTGAGATCATCAACGGAAACGTGAGCGTTAACCGACGCACAGACATAGTTACGCACTTCCAAAACAACCCGCAACCAAAAGTCCTAATCATTCAGCCTCAGGCCGCATCTCACGGACTTACCCTAACTGCCGCCGACACAATCATCTGGTACGCTCCGTGTACTAGTGTAGAAACATACCTCCAAGCCAACGCTCGCATTGACAGGCCCGGCCAAGTTAATGCAATGACTATCGTTCACCTCAGTGGTAGTCAAGTTGAGCGCAGGATGTATTCCCTACTACGGGGTAACGTAGCAAACCACAGCGAGATCATTGACCTGTACAAACAAGAAATTATTTCTGAAAGTACTTGACAATGTCAAATGTTGTGATATACTGACCAACCAAAAACAAAATGGAGCTAACGATGGACGCAGAAGTTCAGGACGAAGTCACCCCCGTCCGACCCGACATTTCCCTAGACAAACTCACGATGATCTACATAAAGATTCGTGATGCGCGTGACAACCTCACCGCAAAATACAAAGCCGACCACGCAGAGTTAGAAGAACAACTCGAAGTGCTCGAACAACAGATGCTAGACACTTGCAAAGAGCAAGGCGCTGATAGCATACGCACCCCACATGGCACGATCGTTCGTACAGTTAAGTCACGGTACTGGACTAACGATTGGGATTCTATGTACGCCTTCATTGAAGAAGTTGGCGACTATGGCCTGTTAGAGAAGAGACTTCATCAGACACACATGAAAGAGTTTCTTGCAGAGAATCCAGACATTTACCCGAAAGGACTTAATGTCGAAAACGAATTTACCGTGGTAGTTAGACGTTCAAAGGAAAAATGAGATGAGTGACTTAACACTTTTAAACCAAGACCTCCCAGACTTTTTGCAAACAGCAGGAGTTAGCGAGCTTACAAAACAATTAGCTGGCCGTAAAACCGCTGGCGTCAAGCGCATCGTACCGAAGAACGGAATCTTCCGTAAGACGGTTGGTGGTGAAGAGATGGGCAAGGTCAAGGGTAACCTTAATGTTATCGTTGTGAGCGCATCTCCTAAAGTTGGTCGTATCTTCTACGCTAAGCAGTGGACACCCGAGGCAGAGCCATCTGCACCAGACTGTTTCTCAAACAATGGTCAGTCACCTGATGAAAGTTCAGCGAGTCCACAAGCAGAGCGTTGCGATTCATGCCAACAAAACATCAAGGGCTCAGGCCAAGGTAACTCTAAGGCTTGCCGTTACTCACGTCGTATTGCCGTGGTGTTAGAAGAGGACTTTGGTTCTTCACTCGAGGGTGAGGTTTATCAAATGAACTTGGCATCTAAATCTTTGTTTGGTGAAAGCGTTGGCGACAACACCCACCCATTCGAGAGCTACACCAAGTATTTGGCTAACAACGGCAAGAGCTTGGACTACGTCGTTACACAGTTGAGCTTCAACGAAGACAACGACAACCAGTCTATTTTGTTTACGCCGACTCGCTTCATCAACAAGGGTGAGTACGCAGTGACTAGCAAAGTTGCGGCCAAGCCCGAAGTGCAGAAGATGGTAGTTATGACACCATACCAAGCCGACGTTGCTGGCAGACCTAAGTTAGAAGCACCTGCTCCTAAGCCCGTGGCCCAAGCAATTCCTGTGACTGATGACGATGCAGTCGAGGAACCAAAGAAGCGCGAGTCTAAGAAAGCCGAAGCACCCGCACCTACAGTCAAGAAAAGTTTGGACTCTGTAGTTGCCGCTTGGACTGACGAGGAATAAGCGTGTCAGGCTACAGCTTAAATTTGATGTTGGCGAATAAATCCGCTGACGGAAAACATATAGGTGTAGCTTTGGGACGTATTTGTATAAAGACTGGCGTTAGCGTTTCTTCTATTGCGGAGAGATTCGACGTCAGTCGTCAGACGGTTTACAACTGGTTCGAAGGGCGGGTAATTCCAAACAGTCGAATGGTTGAGCCCATCAAAGAATACATCACGATTTTGAAGCACCAATAATGTTTGACCTACTCAATGCAGTGCTCCCAACGGAGGGACGGTACTGTGTATTCGGGGGTGGCACGTTTCCAGATCAAAGATTTGTAGATACTAGAGAAGAAGCTGAAGAAATAATTCAAGAGTTTGTAGGTAAGAAGATTGACGCGTTCTTTGGATGCGCTAAATTTGGACCAGCGAACGACAGGACTCACGGTAACGCTCAATACTTCCGCGCATTGTGGATGGATATTGATTGCGGCCCTACCAAGGGCGTACCTAACTCCAAAGGGATTATTGAGGGCTATCTAGATCAACAGACTGGACTAGCAGAATTACAAAAGTTTTGCAAAACCGCTGGACTGCATAGACCCATACTGGTGAACTCTGGCAACGGAATTCACGCCTACTGGTTGCTCGACCGCACGGTTACTCGTCAAGAGTGGACGCCGTTAGCTAAGCGACTAAAAGCATTGTGTAAAGAGCATGGACTAATCGTTGACCCACACGTCTTCGAAGCCTCACGTATCTTGCGCCCAATGCACTCGGCTAATTTCAAGAACAAAGATGACCCTAAACCCGTCACAGTTTGGAACGAGCACACAAAGCCTCTATCGTACGAAGCCTACAAAGAATTACTCGGTGCAGATGCGCCTGAGCAAGAACAGCCTGACTTTGTGCCGAGAGCGATGAGCCCAATGATGGAAGCATTATTGGGTAATAAGGTTAAGAAGTTCAAGACGATCATGATGCTAGGCGAGAAGGGTTGCGCCCAACTCAATTACTGCTATGAGAATCAAGAAGAACTTAGCGAACCACTGTGGATGTCTGCGTTATCTATTCCCGCTTTTTGCGTAGATGGAGACAAAGCCGCCCACAAAATGTCAGAGAAGCATCCCGAGTATGACCCCGCAGAGGTTAACCAGAAACTAAAGAATATAAGAAAGAACGGTGGGCCACACCACTGCGACACATTTGAGGAGCGAAATCCCGGAGGTTGTGAGGGTTGCCCACACCGAGGTAAGTTCAAGTCACCTATTGTTTTGGGTGTGGAGATTGAGCAAGCCACCGAAGAAGATAACGAAGTTGAAGTTGAAACCAAACAAGGTGTAGTCAAGCACCAAATACCTGAGTACCCATTCCCATTTTTTCGTGGGAAAAAAGGTGGCATTTACGTCAGACCACAACAAGATGATGAAGAGGGCGAGCCAAAGCTAGTCTATGAACATGATCTGTATGTGATTAAGCGGATGCGGGACAAAGAGTTAGGAGAGATGGCGCTGTTTAGGCATCACCTACCGCACGACGGTATGAAAGAGTTTGCTATTACGACAGCAGCTATATCTTCTAAAGACGAGCTGCGCAAGCATCTTGCACAACAGGGAGTGATGGCACACCACAAGCAGTATGAAAACCTTGCCACGTATGTCGTTACATCAGTCAAAAACTTACAGTACACAAAGAAAGCAGAGCTAATGAGAACACAATTCGGATGGGTAGATGGAGACAGCAAATTTATTATGGGTGACAAAGAGATCACCAAAGACGGGACGTTCTATAGCCCGCCGTCATCAACAACAGACTTCTTCGCAGAAAAGATTCACACCAAAGGCGACATGGAGAAGTGGAAAGAAGTATTTAATCTGTATGCAAAACCGGGCATGGAGCCCCATGCGTTTGCCGCTCTTACGGCATTCGGTGCCCCATTGTTCAAGTTCACTGGCTTAAAGGGTGCAATCATTAACGTGATCTACGAGCAGGCTGGATCAGGAAAATCTACGATTCTGCGCATGTGCAACAGCGTGTACGGAATGCCGTACGAAATGATGGCGATTGAGAAAGATACGCTCAACGCCAAGATGCAACAACTGGGTGTGATGAACAACCTACCCAATACGATTGACGAGATTACCAACATGCTACCCAAGGAGTTTTCCGACTTGGCATACGGCATCAGTCAAGGTCGAGGCAAACACCGAGTTAAAGGTTCAGAGAATGCACTGCGCGTTAACAATACTTCTTGGCAGAACATGACTCTGGCATCGGCTAACGCCAGCTTCCATGAAAAGCTATTGATGTTAAAGAGCGCTCCGGATGGTGAGTCAGTGCGCCTATTAGAGTACAAGATTGAGCCTAACGACGTGATTGGTATGGCTTACGGCAAGGAGATGTTTGACCACCAACTCAACGAGAACTACGGCCACGCAGGGGAAATCTACATTACTTGGTTAGTTAACAACCTTGAAGAAGCCAAGAATACATATAAACAGATTCAAGCCAAGATTGACAAAGAAGTCCAGTTCACATCACGCGAACGCTTTTGGTCAGCCGTATGCGCCACCATCATTACTGGCGGTTTGATAGCCAAAGAACTTGGTCTGCATAACTATGACATGAAAGAAATCTATAAGTGGATGAAAAGCATGTTGTCTGAGATGCGCCTTGACGTTAAGCCACCGACAGATTCTCCAGTTACAGCCCTTGGCGAGTTTGTGAACGCTCACTTAGCAATGAACACATTGGTGGTTAACGGTGAAGTTGACGCACGGACAAACATGCAGGCGATGCCGGGTATGGAACCGCGTGGAGAGTTACTAATACGCTACGAGCCAGATACCAAACATCTATATGTAGCTGCAAAGCAGTTCAAAGAGTTCTGCGTTAAACAGCAGATCAACTACAAGAGCCTGCTTAAAACCATGACTGACCAGCAAATCCTATTGGAAACCGTCAACAAGCGTATGTCTAAGGGTATGAAGTTGTCGTCACCAGTCGTACGGACATTAAAGTTTGACGCAGGTAAGTCTGAATATCTACAACTTGATACATTGACCGCAGATGCAAATCGAGACAGTGTCGTATCAGATTGAGTGGAAGAAGTTCCGCAAAGGGTACAGCTTCTTTGTACCCTGCATAGACGAGAAGGCCGCACGGGAAGAACTAAACCGTGTGGCTAAAAGATTGAAGATGGATATTGTTACGAAAGTAGTGTTGCTAGATGGGATTAAAGGGCTTCGAGTCTGGCGAACCTAATGTAAAATCCACCCATCAGTTGTCTAGGATGTTAGCTCCATCCCTCCTTTGTCCCCGCCTAGTGCGGGGATTTTTTATGGGCGTTCTAGTCGGCCAGAGACTTCTCTTGTATTTTCTACGCGACCTTTAGCTTCTGCCGTCCTAGCCGCTTTACGAGACGGAGCAAGTGCATTACCAAGTAAAGGCATGTTCTTCTCGTTGAGTTCAAACCCACGTAAAGCCTTTGCGCGTTTCTCGGCATTACCTTCGAGCGCATCTGAAAGGTTGTCACCACTGATTTGGTACGTTGGGAACTTGCGATTGAACTCGTTCATGTCCTTCATGTAGGTGCCAAACTTCTTCATGTTTTTGTTTCTAAACTCACGATCAAGATTGTTTAGCAATGCCTGACGTTCATTGAGGATGTGTTGCTGAATGCCGATCGCCTTGAAGTTTACGTATTGCGTGTTAGCCAGTAAATCAGAACGGAAGCCGACAGCCTGACCAATTATCTGACCAGTAGTAAACGCATCCTTAGACAGAATCCGAGTGCCTTTGTTGTCCTTAGCGCCTTCTTTCCAATACTCATTTGCAGTGACAAAGTTTCTAAAGCCAGCGGGTAATAGTTTTTTCACACCTTTGGCTGTGTCCCCATGCGCCAGAGCAGAAAGCCCTTCAGCCATAGACACCATCATATTCACGCCAGCACCAGACTTCTCGAGCATCATGTTCATGACCTCTTCTTTGATTGTCTTGGCTTCTTTAGTGTCCCGCAACCATAAGTTGTTGAGGCTGGTACGGCCAGAAATATCAAGCCCAGTCAATGCGTTAACAGGACCGCGCTCAAGGATGTCGGACAGCTTCTTACCACCAATTTCAGTTTCGCCAAGTTGCTTAGGCATCCAAACAGTACGGAACCAGAACTCAAAGCTCATAGACCGTAAATCCTCAGGCCAATCTTTATCCTTTAATGCTTCCCATGCCCAGCCAAGCAAGCCCATGATTGTGCTAAACATTGGTAGAGCAACGTAACCGCCGAGGATGTAAGTTGTACCCAAAGTACCAAAGAACTTCTGCACTGCCTCAACACGGGTACGTCCGTCCATCGGCTTAATCATCTCTTTAAAGTTTTTGAGCAAGAATAGCGTTACATGCAACGGATACATCATGAACTGCGTCAGTAACTTGCCGCCTAAACCCTTCATGAATGTGGGTCGGTTGTACTCGCCATAGTTGCCCAGAGCTTCGTTGGTATCGTAGGTCGCTTGATCTACCGCCTCTTCAAAAGATTTGCCTTCTTTTATGTTTAAGCGGAACGAGCTCATGAACATGATCTCACGAGACAAGCGCTCGGTCGAGTGCATCAAGCCACCAAGCACCAACAAGTCCACGGTACCTTTACCAAAGTTTGTGATAGGCGAGCTTAGGTTCTCGGTCGGCGTCTTCTTATAGTCAAACACTGCGCTTGCATAAGTGGAAGTAGTCACATCACGTGCCAGCATCTCGCGTATAGCCTTGCGCTCTAACGGAGTTAAATCCTTAGCGTGTTCAATGGAAGGTGCGACCCATGATTGAGTTCCGTCTTTGTTGGTTTTGTACACGCCGTACTGCTGCCATACCTTTAGCATAGTGCCCAATTCACGGGTAGCATTGAACGCGCCGTAGCGAGACAGTACAGGCAGACCAGTCTGGAAAATACTTAAGGGTTGTAGCAAAGCAGAAGATGCGCCACCCAAATAGTAGATGTAGGAAGCTTTAGTGATACCGCCAACTATGCTGGCTGCTACGCCTTCTTTAACAGGAGAAAGAGAAGAGTCAACCCGGCCCCGCATCTCAGTCACGAACGGTTGCATACTTGGTCGGTTAGCAATCGAATCCTGCGCAGCAGATATAGCATTACGCAACAGCGGAGCATACTTAATACGGGCAAGCTGAGTAGCCATCTTTGTAGATGTGTGTGCTACGTTACGCAGGAGGTCAGGACGGAATCCAGTTGTTCCCTTGCGGTGGATAAACTGCCGACGGAAACTTTGCTCAGGCATGGACTGTAGGTACACTTGATACACAGCGTCTTTCAAGCGTTCTTTGGCCTCACTGTCACCTAAACTTGCACCGTCAATCGTTACAAAGATGTCACGAAGTAATACGCTTGTATTACCAGAGGCTCTGCGCAGAGTGCTGATGTCATTACCAAAGTTGTACTCTTGGTCGCCGATTAGTTCTTCTAAGTTTTCAGCCCTACGCTTTTCAAACTCTTCAGTAGTTTCGTTGGGTTTCTTTTTAACGCGCTCGTCGGCAAATTGTTGCATTGCTTCATCGCGCTGAGCTTCCGTTTCGTACATAAAGAACTTACGGGTTTTCCCTGAACCGATAGACAGCCAGTAATCGCCTTCACGCACCAGCGGGAAGTACGGGCTAATCTTTGACCCTGTCTCGTAAATCGCCCTAATCTTCTTCATCAGGTTAGCTTGCTCAGCAATCGGCAACTTAGAGTTTGTAATCTGATCATCCAACAAACGGGACATGTACTCAGACAGGACTTCAAAATGATTCTTAATGCGCTTGTATACGCGTTGACCGTCTGTGCCAAGTTCAGCGTACATCTTGTCTAAGTTAAGACTACGTTCTTTTGCGTTGGGGTTGGATGGATCAATCTCCATCAAAGTAGACATGAACGCAATCTTGTCGAGCTTAGCCCGCAAGGTTTTGTCTGCACGGAATGCCCGCTCAATTTCGTTTGTTAATTCACCAGCCGACCTCAACAGTTGCAGCGTCATGCCGTTCATGCGTTGAAGCAGATTAGAAACCGTCTTTAATTGCGGGACGTTGTTGCCAGCCCAATCAGCTAAGAATTCCGTAGTAGGTGCAGCTACCAAAGCTCTACGTTGCGCCGCGTTTGCTCTCTTCCATAACGCTGCTAAAGCAGGTATAACTTTACGAGGGTCCTGTGCCATCTGCAAAGCCGTTGCAGCTTTGCCAAACTCGTAGCCTTTTACGGACTCATTGAATTTTTCACCGACTACCTGAGCCTCACGCTCAATAGCCTTTTGACTTCTTACTGCCTCTCCGACTTCTTGAGCTTCGTTATCAAGTCCTTCACCGATGCCGACTTGTCCAGCGTTCTGATCGCTAGGCCCAGCGATTTGGGATAGGCTGGGTCTCCACCCTTCTCCTGCTCCGCTAGTGCCTTCCACTGACTCAGTAGAGCCTTCATTTTCAATTTGCTGGTACCCGCCAGCGTCTTTGAAGCGGTTTCCACGAGGTTTGAGATTTCCACTACGGAACTCCTTATTTAAAAAGTCAAAAATGTCTTTGTTCTTAGCGATATGCTTAGTTAAGTTTTTCTCGACTTGGTCTAAATCAATAGCAGGGTAGACCTTCAATAAGGTCATTACCTTCTGCATCTCACTAGCAAACTCGGCACCGTGATTGCGTGCTTTAAAGTGAGCCAATTCATGGATCATCGTACCAATCATTGATATGGCAACCTCCTCAGGAGTGTCGCGCATGTCGGTCGTTGTCGGATTGATAAACATGCCCTTGAACGGGACCATGATACTAACACCGTAATACTCGTTGTCAATACTTGTACCGATTGCTTGGCTTGCTAAATCACCGTATTCACCACGGCCACCGGCTACTAGAGCACTACGAAGTAGTTGGAATGTTTGACCAATCTCAGCAAGGTACTTGTCATACCGATCACCAAACTTATCACGGGCACGTTCAGAAAGAGACTCGGACTTTATCGCCCCGTCAGCTTCCATCTGAGCTACTAACTCTTCCATCGAACCGGGTTCAGTGTATTTTTTACCGTCTTTAACAGCAACCCATGAGTTGTCTATTACTACTACATCCCAACCTTGCTGCGTTAAAACTTTATCGTCTATCTCGAACCGAGTGTTGTCATGAATCATGACCTTCTGTGGGTTGATATCCTTTTGGGGGATAGTCAACTCGTCGATGCGCACCGCAGTATTCTTTAAGTCGTCGGCGGTAAGCTCTGGCAACTTCCTGTTGTTGACGTACAAAACACCATCGCGGACTTCTACGCTATCTCCGGGTTTAATCAGAGTAAAAGCGTTTTCGCTACGTGGTGCTTTAGGCTCAAGTATTTCTGCGGTAGTCAAGCTACCGTTTGGGTTGACGTACTGAACAGTGCCAAAGTTTTTAATACCTGCGGCCAAATCTAGTTGGCTGTAGATCGCAGTGATGTAGTTAAAGATTTTGTCAAAGTCGGCATTAGCTTGCTTCGAGAAGCCTTGACGGTTTAGGTCAAACGGATAGCCAGCATCCTCAGGTTTAACGTCTGGGGAAGGGGATACATCAACATAGAAGGTACGTTGAATTGCCTTACCGTCATATCCGGGTCGGTCTTTAATGCTTCTATCAAATTGCCATAAACCATTAGACAGCACATGGGCGTTATCGCCATAATTTTTTACTATCTTTTTAGATACATAGACACGCGCAGTACCCCAAGCAAAATTTACATTTGCAAAAGGCGTGAAGTCATTGATAGGGAAGTTGCTACCAAGCTGCAATTTATCTGGACGGCCAGAACCTCTATCAAACGTAACTTCTATGTCGTCAAATAAAGGACTTTTTTCTAATACAGGGTAGTAGTGAGCTGAAATCGGAAAGTCAATTTTCTTTTCTTCACCGCTGGAAGAATCAGTGTATGACTCAGGAATTTCAATGGTTACAGATGTGCCGTGCCCATCAGGAAATATATCTTTGTATTTCTCAATGTCGGCTGGGTTATTTGAAATAGTAATCTTTGGACTGCGTGATGGGTCATCCAACGCGGCTTTCAAGTCTTCCCCAGTTGTAACCATGCGAGACAATTTGCCGTCGCGGAGAGAAACAACTTCTAACTTTTTGTTCTCAAACAAGAACAGCATCTTGGCAACACCAAGACCACCTGACGCACGAGATGTACCTTTTACCGTACCAGCAATTTGCAAGAACTGATTACCCATCACACTGGTGGGCATACCGGGGCCGTTGTCAGTGATGTTGACAGTTCGTTTATCTTTGTCCAGCTTAATAGCAACTTTGCCGTTTTTAATCTGGCCGTTTTCTATTGCTTCTTTAATAGCGTCAAAAGAATTTTGGAACAACTCTTTGACCGACACCTTAGTAATATCTTGGGGCGTACCGTACAACTTAGAGCCAAGCATCTTTGCAAGGCGTTGGACGTTAGCGCTTGGCGTAGCCGATATGGTTTCCCCAGTAACGGTGGGAGTGCTATCTGTTTCCGTAGCCTTACCCTTGTTAAACCCAAACATGCTACTGACGGACTGGCCGTTTATTTGAACTCCGGGGACCCTTGCTTTCAAAATGTTGTCGGTTGCAACGATGAGGTCGGTCAGTGCGTTGATGTCGGTATCTTTCATACCAAGCAGATCACGCAGTGCAGAAACAAACCGAGTAAAGAATGGCATGTCTGCCTCGTAGCCGTGCGCTTGCATCAAGAAGTTTTGCATCTGTGGGTCGGTTAAACCATAGGACACAAACTCACGGGGGTCGTTGAAGATGTCTCCGTCATAGCGAAGCGCAACCATATCCATCGACAACTTCTTCTGCTTAGCTAGGTCTTCGTATGTACGAGCCGCACTGTTCATGATGCGGATTAAATCTTGCGCTGCTCTAACTGCCGGAGTGTTTAGGTAGACACCCTTTTTGATGTACTCAAATGCAATAGCCAACTTGCGGTTAGTCGCAGCGTGCAAGAGTTCATGCAAGATAGTGATGTTGTTGATACCTTGAGAATTGCCAAATGACGCGCCACGCACATAGATAACGCGGTCACCTGTCTTGTAGTTCTCAATATAGAGCGCAATCGAACGATCCCATGCCTTAGCATTTCTAGGAGTCTTGAGTTGCTCAGGTATTTCTTGACCTTCTTCCAGTACAACAAACTTAACACCCTGCACAAAACTGCGAAGGCGCTTAGCCAACCGAGCTTGGAATGGCGAGCCTGTCTTGATGACATGCGTTACAGCTTGAGCGCCAGTTGTGAACTTACTTATTCTTTCGTCGGCGGGTTCTTTGTTGATTGTTGAAGATGCACCAGTTTCCTCTTCACCAGATTCTTGAGCGGTTAAGCTTTCTTCTTGAGCGGCTAAGTTGGCTTGTACGGCTGAAACTTCGCGTGCGTTGGCTTCTAAAAACTTTTTGATGCGCTTGCCTTCTGCTGAACCGGCCAACCCAGCATCGCGTAGCTCTTGTTGGTTTTTAAGTAGCTTTGTAACTTCAGTAGTTATCTTTGCACGCGCAGCAGCCTCATTAGTTTTACCTTCGGCTAACTGCTTAGGCAGTTCCTCAAATAGTTTTGTAATACTAGTAAGCGCACGACGTGCTCTGCCAATCAAAGCATCGGTGGCTTTCTTCTCTACCGCCTTCTTTTCTTTTTCTTCTGCGGCTAACCGAGGACCTTTTGGCCCACGCTTTTTAGCTGGGACTACTTGCGCAGTGGCGGCAATCTCTGGAGTAACTCTAAACTCAGCGCCTTTTGCTACTGCCCCAACAGATTCGTACTTACTTAAGTCTGCAGTTGGCACATCCACATAGGATAGATCGCCGCCATATGACTCATTAAATGGGAGCGCGATACCGACTAAAGAATTAGTAAACGATGGGTTTTGACCAACTTCACCGGGACGGTTACCACGCCACAAACGAGTCATACCCTCAGGTACAGACGGCACAGCCTTGTTAATGTTGTCGGCTTTTTTAATCAGCGAACGAATACGGGGTGTATCTAGGTAATCTTGCCCTTCGTAACTTACTGTAGCGGGCTTTGGAGTTTCTCTTCCATCAGCGCTAGTAGCATCCGGTTTAGTAGGAACCACTCTAGGTCGTTCACCTCCTCCAACTCCTGTGGCGGTGGGTTCTTTATTGGTTGCGCCAGCCACTTTAGCGCTTGTTCCACTTGGGGCTGCGTTAGGTTGTCCAACATTTGCTTCTCCTTTAGCTTCACTTTCGGCAAGTGCATCGGCTTCATCTTCGTCTTGTATTTGAGTTTTTGCTGTATCAATAGCTTCTTGAGCGTCTTGCACATAGCCTTCTGACAGTAACTCCTGCGCTCTGGCTCTAATTCTGTCGTCTTGTGGTTTAGTTGCAAGTTTGGCGGTGTCGCGCTTTTGTTGTTGCTCTTGCGCAGTAATCCTAGCCTCAGCCATACGACGTGCGTCTTCATCAGGGACGCCTTGTGTCTCGGCAATCTCTGTGGCTAACTGAGCAATCGTAGCTTCCCTTGCTTCTGGAGTTACGGCAGGTGCTTCTTCTTGTACTGCAGGTGCTTCTTCCTGTACCGCAGGTGGAGGAGCTTGTTCTTGCTGCTGTTGTGTTTGTTGCTGACGTTGTTGCTGATCTTGCGGAGTCAAGAATCCTTTTTGTCTAGCAATCAGTTCGGACAAACCTTCGTAACTTGTATCGCGTTGATACGCGCCTTCTCTTTGTTTTTCTTGTGCAAGTTGGCCAAGACGATTAAGTGCGCGGGAGTAGGTTGCATGTCCGCCACCCATGACAGCACCGGTTACTAAACCTTGCGCAGATGCTTCGGGTACGCCTTCACTCCAAGGACGACCCATAGCTAAATTAGTAAATATTTGTTCTTGCGTGGACTGAGGTAGTTCTTCTAGTACGCCTTCTTTAAGCGCTTCGCTAAAGACATACCTTGGCAAACCCATATTAAGGTCGCCTACACCTACTCCTTTGACGCCAGCCATTTTTGCAGCGACAGATGCCTCAAGATCACCTATACCTAATCGCGCAGCAGCTTTACCCGCGCCATAACCAATACCACCAGTAATAAGTCCAGCGGCGACAGCGGGAGCTACATATTGATCCCAATCAACTCCGGCTTCCCGTGCTTGTTCAGCTATACCACCTGCAGTAACCGCGCCCTCACCCGCATGGGCAGCAAAAATAGCCGCGTTACGAACTTTATCTGCTACAAATGTTTCTGCAGCCGCACCTTTAAGCCCAAGTTTTGCCGCCTCGTTTGCAGCTTTAGATTCCCAAAAACGTAATAGAGCGCCGCCAGCAGCGCCGCCACCAAACATGGAAGGCATCGACCGAACAATAGTGTCGGTAAGTGCTAATGGGTTTACTGCTATTGCTTTTAAACTGTTAAAGAATCCTTTGGAATCCTCTACATTGTTTAACTGCTTTTGCATCTGGGGTGATTGAAACCCAGTAAGAAATTCATTTGTTTTTTGTGGGTCATAGCCGAGCTTATCCAGCATTTTTCCCCACTGCCCAATTTGCAATGGATTGATATTCTTGTCGCCGGGAATCCAACCAGTAGCAATATTTGCAAGGCCTATACCCATTTGACCTAGATCAACTATGCCTTTTGCCGCAGACAATCCAACATCTGCAGCACCTCTACCAACGCCGTAATCTTCCGCTTCTGCCTGCCTATTTAGCAGGAATCGCTTAGTGGCATCTTGCTCAGCTAGTTTTTGTTTGGTCGCTTCTTCTTGCTTTTTCCCGCCTTCAATTTGCGCGTTAATTGCTTCAAGTCGGCGACCGGGGGTAAACATGACTGACTCAGGAGACTCGCTACGACGCATAGTCTCTAAGTTCTTTTGGTAGTCAACCGTTGGTGCGGGAATATTTTTTAGCGCAGTGCGCTCAAATACGGATTTACCCTTAGGGTTTACAGCTTCGCCAGTACCGCTAGTCTCGCTAGGTGTGGCCGCACCCATAATTTCTGAACCAAGATCGCCGCCCATAGGGTCGCCGCCCATAGTGGCTATCGGTGCTGCTTTCGCAGGCGCTGGCTTTTCCTCAGCGGGGGCAGATTGTTTTTCTAGATAACCTAATATTTTAGATTTAGCCGCAGCTACATCATCCGTAGCAACATCATATTGCTGCCCTTTGTACTCGTAGATTGGCATCTGTAGCCTTAATCTGGGATTTTGATTATGTTAGAACCTCCACCGCCACCACCCGGTTTTGTTGGGTTTGTAGCAGTTTGACGACTTCGTATATTAGCAGCAAGTGCGTCCTCTGCTCTGGCCATGCCTTGAGTATCTCCGTTTTCGTACGCCCTTGTCCAATCTGGATCAGAAAACTTAGAACTCTTAACTACTTTCTCAACCTCAGTGTCCGAAGTTGCAGAGGTACGGAATGTATCAACCGCAGCTTTAAGTTGCGGATCGTTTTTAATTTGTGTTGCAGTTTTGGCAACAGCTGCCGCTTTAATGCGCGACTCAAACGCTTTCGGTGATTCACCTTCTTTTGGTTTCTCTCTGTTCAACATATCTTCAATATTAAATTTAAGCGCAGCTTCGTTGAACTTAGGTTCTTTGCCAGCGCCACCAGCCCCACCTGTGCCAGTCGGTTTAACAGTAGACGCCATACGAGCCGCCAAGTTAGCGACGTCCATAGCCTTCTTACCGCGAGCGGCTTCTGCGGCATCGTGTGATCTGCGTGCTGCATCTGCTGCGGTACGGGCTTGAGTAAACGCACCCACATTTTCTTTACGTTCTGCGTCGGCCAAGTTAATTCTCATGCCAATCATTGAGCGTTGGAGGTCTTGGTCAGCTTTAAGGATAGGCGAGTAGGCTTCAGCAAAACCTCTTGCTGCTTTGCCAATACCACGAATAGTTCCACCGGGTTGCAACATACCTTCCATTGCGGCTAATGCTGCTAAACCTTTACCTTGTGATACGTTTTGTTTACCTTGTTCACCCAGTTGACCAACTAAATCACCGATATTGGCGTAAGAGCTTGGTCCTGCGGCTTCTCTGTATAACGCCATTTCTTTTTTTGTACGGGCATCGTAGTCTTCATCGGACATGTATTTGGGTCTTTGCCCAGCCACGTTTGCAAGGAGTTGCGGGTATGCGTTAGTAATATTAGCGTATTGAGCTGGATTACCTCTAGATGGCATTAACGCACCAAGACCACCGACTAACTGCCCAGAAGTGGAGTCATTTTCCTCTTCATCCCCAGCAAAAGCCAAGATGCCACCACCTGCGGCATTCACAATTCCGTCAACCATCTGCTGAGGCATAGCACCAGCAATACCATTTTGTATAGATTTGTTTGCTTCTTGCCCTTGTACTTTTTCTATCTGTTGGGCAATTAACATGGCTGTTTGCTTATCACCACGCGCTTGTGCATTTTGATATGCGTCATGTAGTTGTTTTAAGCTAAGCGTACCAATAATTTGTTCGGTGTTATTTGAACTTGTTACCGAGTCTTCGCCACCGTTATAGCGTTTGACTTCTCCGCCGTCGGCATACCCATAAACTGAACCGCCATCTGCTTTGCTTAGCTGATTGATACCATACGCACCCATACCCAAAGCGCCTACAGTTTGTAGCGCAGTAGGAGCACCTTGGTAAATCTGAGATGTAGATTGCTGACCCAGTGGCAAGCCACGAATCATGTCGGACATGAAGCCTAACTGTTTGTATGGGTAGTTCTGCTGGTTTTGGAAGTCTTGATATGCGTTGTTCAAGCCAGTTTGCATTAAGTTTTGCTGTGCAGTGCCGTACTGATTCTGCAGTTGGTTGATGCCCATTTCTTGGCCGTACTGATTCTGACCTAGTTGCCCTAAGTTAGCCGCAGCTTGATTCATTAGGCCGTAACCAGCAAGTTGCGTCTGGTTATTTTGGTTGTATTGGTTCTGCGCATTGTTAAACGCAGTGTTATAGCCCTGACCAACAATGCTATTTAAACCTTGATTACGGTTACGTTCATTTTCCGCAGCCATGATCGCTTCACGGGAACCGCCAAATGCACCGGCTTGCGTTGCTGCACTTTGTTGTTTAGTAGCACCAATATCGTACGCACGATTAGCCTCCGCTAACTGAGGAGCCAAAGACTGTTGCAAGTAGGGGTTCATGTACCCACCAACTTGATTTTGGAACCCGTACTGATTAGCCTGACCAGCTACGCCCATACCACCAAGTCCAGCCATAGTTGCGCCAGCAGTTGCCTCACCCGTTTGTGGGGATACAGACATACCTTGGGCGTTTTGCATTGCCTGCTGTTGCATTGGGGAAAACCCTGCAACGCGTGCTTGGTCGTATTGCTGATACGGGTTTTGGGTAACGTCGGTTAACGCCTGACCCTTAGCTAATATATCTTTAGCATACGGTTTTGCCCACTCGGGCAGTTCCGTGCTGGCTTTTGTTTCTTGTACTGGGGCTGAACTACCACCATCACCAAAAATTAAACCGCCATCCATCTTACGGTAGGTAGCACTATCCCCGAGCGGCTCGCCCAAAGCATATAGTTCACGACGTGAATAACTTGTTCTCATAGATCAACCCTCATTACTTGGTGGGTGTTTTCCATACCCATTTTCTTGTACATGTCAACCAATGTTCCCCGTGCCCAACATTGGGCTTTTTTAGCCCCGTTAGCACGCATGAAGTTTTTAGCTTCATCAAATACATAGTCTCTAACAATTCCTTTACCGCCCATCAAGTTCACATGTGCAACGCGTTCCATTGGATAGTCAATGAACTCAATCGTGCAAGCACCTGTAATACCTTCCTCGGGTTCTTCCCACACCATTAAGTGTGTTTTACCTGTACGAATGCTGTACTCAATAAACTGCTCATTATGCGATCCCGGCTCTAAATCCATTGCTTTTTTTAACAGTGGAAGTGCAACAGGCCATACGACTGGCAAATGATTTGGGTGAACATGGTGAAGTGGCATAGTTATGCGGGTAAATACTTATCTGCACGATTGTTTTTAGCAACTTTGCCTTTACCCACTGTGTTCTTCCGTGAGGTTTGAATCCTGTCCATCATTGCGTATAGCTTACGAGCACCAGCTTCAGTGGAGCCATTGCCCAACTCAGAAACAATACGCGCAGGTACCACAAATTCACCGTCGGCTAAACGCGCAGGTTGCTTTTTGCCTATTACAGCAGGTATCGAATCAGATACGCCATCCCCCGGCCCACGAAGTAAGCGCCCGCCATCAGAATAACCACCCAAGTTATAGTGCGCATCGGAGAGTCCTCCTGTTGCTTGCTGTTGGACATACTGTTGATCGTCAGGGTTATAGGCGTATTTAAGCCCGGGGTTTGCGTCTTGTTGTTTTGTTCTTAACCCGCGAAGCAACGAGCCTAACGGACCAACAGGTTGATCATCAGGTACATCAAAATCTGAACGCCCAATACCACCTTCAGCCAACCGAGTACCCTGCATATTGGGTTCGCCAGACATCATGTTGACTGTGCCGCCACCAGAAGGAGCCATGCTCGACATCATGTTGGTAGACTGTGGGTCTTGATAAGGCGTGGCAAAAGCGGAAGTACGCATGTTTGCCATTGGGTACATGGTGTTTGCACCTAGCGTAGCTTGGTTAGACATTTGTTCAACTGGGCCACCACCAGCAAAATGGTAAAGGTCTTTAGCCGCAGAAGCAGAAATTGGCGTGTATGAAGGGCTAAAGTATTTTTGTTGACGGCCAAAATTACCACTTCCGTGTAACATTTGATCGTATGTTGGGACATCGGGTGCAGGTAATGGGTTTGTTTTAGCTGCGTTATATGAATACCGCTGACCCATATCTTTGTCTGGCTCGGCAGGTTTTGGTGGTTCTTTTTGCATACCCGAAGCAACGCTTGCTGCGGCTCCAGCAGCAGCGTATTTATTATCGGCAATAAAATTACCAGCGTTTTCAAATGATGCGCCTCTGCCCATAGCCGATATACGCTCGGTGGGGGTCATGTCTGCGTATGCTTTAGGTGTTACTTCATACGTCTGTGGTGGAAGTCCTTTAGTGGCGCCACCGTAATCAGAATACATTGGATCGCTTAACGGTTTACCTGTCACATCAGGCGTAGTTCCAAGGCCGGGAGGTCTTCCAGAACCTTCAAATCCTGCGTTTGCATACGGATCTTGAATATTAGTCATGGGCTCTAAAGGCTGGCTAACCATTGATGATCCGGGAAGGCCTCCGCTTACCGGAGTAGTATTAGCAAGTGAAGTACCCGACATATCCATAACACCAGAAGCAGGAGTTGAAGTTATACCAGCGGGGTTAGCTACAGGGGCAGGAGTAGGAGTTACAGGTGCGCCGTTAAGTGTTGTAGTAGCTTCAGCGCCCGCAGCGCCAAATGAACCAGCTAAACCAGCACCGCCATAAGCGCCAAGGCCAGCCATTAAACCTTTTTTCAAGTTGCCGCCACTAGCCATGGTGTATCCACCGCCAACCATTAAAGCAGCTAAAGGAGCGCCAACGCCAGTAGCCGCTAGACCTGCACCAAGAACCATGGGGAGCATGGCGCTAAGCAAGCCAGCTTCAGGTAGCCCAGTATGGGGGTTGATAGTTAAAGTTTTACCGTGAGCCTGAGCTAACTTTTGTAAACTTGCAATTTCGCCTTTATCCATATGGATAAGTTCGGTATCTTTACCACGACCATGCGCGGCTAGGTGTTTTGCAGCAACTTCAAGGCTCATATATGCCTCACAAAAAGGGGGTTAATCGAGTTTATCATGCCTTAATCCTTAATGGGTAACTTGTTGCAGCCCCACCAGATGTGTCGTAGTAAATATCACCTGAGCGCAAAAGAGCAAAGTCTGCATCTGTTGGCAGACTGATAACCGAAACTCCAGCATTGTTTGGCTCGGTACAACTTAAAGCGGAGATAACTACAGCAGGCGTAGACCCAACTGCGGGTCGTCTTTGTGTTGATGCAAGTATAGGTCCGGGGTTGTCAAGGCCGTTAAAGTACTGGCGCAAAATGCTGAGTACCGAATCTATAAACACACGGTCATATTCAACAGGAGCGGCTGGAAGTCGTGGGGCTATTACACCTTTATTTGCCATGCTTATCTCCTACCATCTGGGCGGACATCAATACGTGGCGAACCTAATTGCCATTGCGTACCAAGGTCTGTTGACGAAATCCTAAACGCCATTTGACGACCACGAATCCGCACGTAGACCTGCTGAGTAAATTGCTGGACGTTATATGTTGTTGTACTAGCGTAAGACTGAACACTATTTACAAATGGATTATCTGAAGACCCATAGTTAGCACCGGGGTTTTGACGCGGTCTTACCGTAAAGTTAGTGGAAGGCGCTGCTGAGGTGGAGCCATCAAAAGTGATGTCGGGACTAAGTCTCCAAATAAAACCAAAATTATGACCATCACCAATATCAAAATCAGACGATTGAACATAGGATTCAATAGCAACTGGAGTGCTAGTCTCATTGTTATCCACGGTAGTTTCATGGTACACCACAGCGCCATTTGTATATCCTCCGCCAGAGTTATAGCCAATAGCCGCCATAGGCTCAGCACGTAGAGGGCTGTCTAGCCAAGCAGTGCGTGGTCGGGCGGTTGTACCGTTAAAAGTACCGTAATACCAAGTACGTTCAAGGTGGTTATAAATTACGTAACGGTCAATCAACGCATTTGGGGAGGCAGGAGTGCCTGTACCGTTTTCACCTGTTGAAGTAGTGCCTGTAATAGATGGGTAGAACCACCAGATTTCGTTATAGCCTTCGTTAGTACCGCAGTGGATTTGAAATGTCTCAGTTAAATTGATATTGCCGTATATGTACTGACGCAAGGCGCAGGGTAGTGTCTCTACACGACCAGAATACATATAAAACTTATCTGCGCCCATCCAGTAGGTGACGTTGTTAACCACTTGGACTGCGTTAGGGCTAACAATAGAAATATTGTCAGCAAGAATTTGATTACCCCAAACATATGGAGCGCCAAGATATTGGAACGAGTAGATAGCCGCATCAGTTATTACCAAAATCTCTTGACGGGTTTGTATGGCAGTGACAATAGTCGAGCCGTGGCTTAGACGAATACCCCCTGCTTGGTTAGTAATAGACGGAGTCCATACAGCCAATGTGTTTTGGTCTGACCAACGCACTTGCATAGGGTCTTGTGCTGTCGTGGCATACACACCGGTTGGGTCGTTACAACCAAACGCAAAAGTAAAACGCGATGCGTCAGACACCAACACAAAGTTAGCCACGGATGGACAGGTTGCATCAGGTGTAAACGAACCAGATTTTGTAACAACAGCCGTACTTGCTTTAACAATTTGTCCACGGTCATAGACGTTAGGGCTTCCGTTATTAGCCCAGTAATACATTGCGCCGCCACGGGGGTTAAACACCAAGTCTTCCCCGTAGTTAGACTGACTCCATAAACGCAACTGAATGCCCACAGAAAGACCTGCTGGTGCAGATAGCCCCCATCCTGATGCGGTAGAGGGAAACTGCGAGACCAATTCGCCAGTAGCATGAGCAGACGCTGGTGTGTTGCTTACGCCGCGAGTAATAGTTCCAGCAAGTGTGCTTCCACTAACCGTTGTGTATGTGATTGTCTCAATACCAATAAACACAACACCACCACCGCCTGTAATAGTTGTAGAAGCTACCGCAGTGGTTGTATTGGTATTCCAAATAGAACCTGTACCTGTACCAGATACATTAGAAAGAATGTACGTACCCCCAGCAACACCTGATCCAGTAATAGCCATACCGACATAAATAGTTCCAGAGGCAAGTGTGCCAACAGTCAACACACCTGTAGCCGAGATAGTGGAACTCGTCATTGAGGCCGCGCCGTTATTAAATCCTGTAGTGGATGTAAGTGTGATTGCCGTAGTTGAACTAGCAGTAACCGCAGTACCGCCATTTATGGTTGATGAAGATGTAGGACCGCTAGAGCCGCCCCAACCACCAACGCCCCAACCTGTACCGTAACTAAATGTTGTATTACCCGTAGTTAGTTGGTAATTAAATGTAGCGGTAACAGCCGATGTGCTACTAGATGTTGCCGCACTCTTTGCAGTGACTGTGTATTGGCTAGAACTAACATAACTAACAATTTGAAACTCTCCAGTTAAATCGGTAGCGGGTATGCCATTAACAGTACCAGACACGCTAGTAATGTTTACAAAATCCCCTACTTGCGCCCCATGTCCGGGGTCATTAACTATGACGCTTGTTGAGGCGTTTGTTGTAGTAAAAGCGGTGGCTACGCTTGCACTTGTTAAACGAATAGGAGTGATGTCGTTATATGCACCGCCAGAAGAGTTTTGAATGTAGTATTTAAGATTAGTCCCCACTGCTAAAAGGTTGTAGCCAGTCAGGTTAATCCAATTCCACATGGCCTTAGCGATGCCCCAATAAGCGCCAGTACCAGACGTTACAGTAGCGGCAGTTGTAAGCCCACTAGTAGATACAAGTGTTGTGACGGGGTCTGTTATTGCGGCTATGCCGCCGTCTGCTTGCCAACCACCAATCTTCTCAGGGTAGCCAGAACGGAAACGAATCTTGTCGCAGTCATACCAGCCGCCCTCGTTAGATAGGGTCGTGCCTTCGCGGTTAACGCCGGGTCTAAACTGTAGTTTCTGTAATGGCATATTACTTTGTGTGGTATTCGGCTTCTGTCCAGATGCCGGGTTTGTATTTGCCTTCTGGCTTATAGATAGTCAACTCTTGCTGACGCATCTCAGGCGCAAAAGAAATGTGCATCCAACGTCCATACTCGTGAATCATCTGGTCAAACTTAATGCCAGCCTTCAAAACAAGCTGACATAGGTCATAAGGAGTATGAGTAGAAGAAGAGCAGTCAATAGCCCAACCATCCATGTGGCTGGATACTTTAGAACCGCCAACAGCAAGATTAACGTCGGGCAGGCGTAACCAAGAATTAACACGCATAGGGCCAGTGACATTACGCACCTCTTCCAAATGCCCAGCCGCCGTCTTCATGTTCGCC